AACCCGTAAGGGTTCCTGAGGGATAACTCCCTCGCAAGTCCGGATGTACCGGACCGCTGTTCCTTCCAACTTTTCTTATAGGAAGGTTTTTATGAGTATCCGCCAAAAATACCAAACTTTCAACGGTCATACCGTTGAGCTATGGTATTCGCAGTATTGGAATGGCTGTTATCGATGGACAGGCGAAAGGACCTGGAATAAGGCTCATGATGATTTTTATCATGCCTACACCGAGGAAATTGAACCTGATAATCGACTTAAGCCTACTCCTCTCTGCACAAGGGATGTTGTACACACCAAAACTGGTGAGTACATCATTACAAATGATGCTACCGTGGGTGAAAAACCCGTTTACGGAGCACCAGTTCCCTCTTGGCTTCTGTACAGGGGCTATTGTCCTTATATTGGCCGTGTTGGCCAAGCTGCAGTTTGGGCTCAGAATTCTGATCTCAATAAGCAGGGGAAATATGCCCTCCCTGATGTTCAAGGGAAGCACAACGACGCAATATATCGCGCCTTCAGAGCTTCTGTACCGAATGTGGATACTAAGTTCTCGCTGCCCAATTTTCTGTGGGAGCTCAAAGACTTGTCGACACTGTTTCACGTTTTTGACGCAAAATGGTCGATCAAGGAGCACGCGGAGAATGGGTTCCTTAATTGGAACTTCGGGTGGGTGCCTTTTATGAGCGATATGAGAGAAATTCTCAAAGCCATTAAAAAGGTAAAGTCCCACTGGGACCATGTCTGTTCTAATCAGGGTAACGTCGTTACCATGAAAGGGCGGGCTGGTTACACTTCCGAGGTCAAGCATAGCGACATATATTGGCCATACTGGAATGGTGATGACACCAACAGTATGGTTAGATGTTACTATGCACCAACGACGCGAGTCGATGGTAAGGTTATGTTCCAGACGCAGTATAAATACGACGTCTTGGATACATCAACCGGAGCGAGAAGTGATGTGCCGCCGGCTTTGTTCGCAAAGTCGGTATTGCAGGCCCTTAATGTGGTGGCCGATCCCAAAATTGTATGGGACGCGCTGCCTTTCTCCTTTGTACTGGATTGGTTTCTACCAGTCGGGGATGCATTAAGGACTATGCGTAAGGACACTTTCGTGCCTGGCTACACTATAATTTCTAGTGATATGCACAGCACTGTGACTGAACGCTACATCACTGACGTACATATGTTGCTTTATAGTAGTCCGGCGGTTTGGAATACCGATCCGGTCAATATCGAGCAACGTGTACGTACCTATGAGCGTAAAGCGAATGTAGATTGGGAATCTATCCAATCGCCTAGCTTTATGGACAAGTTGGAAATAAATCTACCAACTGGGAAGCAGTGGTTTCTCGGGGTAGTCCTTGGGTCGTCTATATTTTTGTAGACGCTCAGGTTGTTTCCGGTGTATATATCCGGAAAGGTCTTCACCTTTAACATGGGAGCCTTTAATGCTAAGTGATTCAATCACTCTCGCTAAAAACGCGACCCCTGACAATGTAGTTTACGTTGGCATTGAAGCCGGCGCAAATAAAACTGTCAGAAAAGATGTAAGCGGTACCTATGATGATACTCAGTCTCTTACCATTTCGCAGCAATACACAGCTGCGACTGGTGTCAGACGGGTGCTCGTCCGGCTGGATCGTAAACCTGATCCTACCGACGAACTTCCAGTTCCGCGTCCTATGGCTGCATACTTGGTCTTTGATTTTGAAGATCAGTCGCATCCTGACGCGGTTTCTGACGTTACTGAGATGGCTTATCAGCTCAACATGTTCCTCGAATCAGCAGACCTTGCAAAGGTCCTGACCGGGCAACACTAATGGGCTATAGGCGACATCAAACCATAATGATTTTACTTTGCCTTTTGGCAGTAGTCATCATGGTGGTCTCGCTCCTGAGTGAATTGTATCATGTTCCTTGGTCCCCACACCAACCCGGTGTGGCGGAGGTTGTGTACCGTAAGGTATGTAGTCTCCTAACCAGGGGCTATGACACAATCTTCATAAAGGACTAAAGGCGCAGCTTAGTGCTGGAGGCTTTAGAGAGGTTCCTATGGAAGCTCTGAAAAGCTTCGATCCTATATGGATCGCCTTGTCGGACGCCTTGCCAGGCGGAAAAGTATCAACTAAAACTAAGAAATCTGTCCTTGCTCGCTCCGCTGCTAGCACCAAGTGTTTTTATCTCTTGGATTTACCTAGCCTTGGAAAAAGCATTTACAGATCCTTCGAAACCGGATACTTAGAGCCTGTAGCGAATTTCGCCTACAGGCACAATAGACCGGTATTCCTCAAAGAGCTCTTTTCCCTTCTGTATGATAGGGAAGGAATTCTTCGAAGTTTTAGTGACTATCCAAAACTTATAATAACCGCGCGTAAGCTTTTACAGTTATGTATGGTATTTTATAAGTATGAGGATATACCGTGCGCGGATAACTCCGACGCATTGGTGGCTCAATTTAAGGAGCTTCAGCTATCGCGGAAAGATTTCTTATCCAAAATAGATGATCTCCAAACATTAAGCATATTATCTAAGGCAAGGGTGCTAATCTTGAAGGTTCTGGGAAACCACGACCCAAGGGACATAATGCCCTACCACGGATCGGGTGTTGTTAAAACTCAGGAAGCCAATTGGGAGAAATGGAAAATTCATCCATATTATCCTAAGCTTCAGGAGCTTTATCCCGATGATGCTTACATGTTCGCCTCGTTAAGTCATGTCTGTGACACCTGGCAACTCCTCGAAGATAGGGAGACCAGGGATGCGATTGGAGTACGTATTACTTTCGTACCCAAGAACGCATCGACTAAGAGGATGATTGCGGTTGAAGAGGCTTACCCACAATATTTGAAAATGGGGCTTATGGATCGTCTTTATGAGATCATACAGAGCAATCCATTGACAAAGGGTTATGTCAATTTCAACTCGCAGGAAGAGAACCGCTTTGCCGCTCAGTTAGGTTCTATAGACAGATCACTCTGTACTATAGATCTATCCTCGGCAAGTGATAGCGTCTACAAAGATCTTGTAGCGTATCTCTTTCCAAAAGATTGGGCAAAGGCGTTACTATTAACGAGGGCTGAATTCGCCGAATACGGTGAAGACAGTTTTCCACTGGAGACCTTCGCTACGATGGGATCAGCTTGCTGTTTCCCAGTAGAAGCGTTGGTGTTCTGGGCTGTAACGTCTGCATGTGTTGGTCACACATGCAACTTCGTCTATGGCGATGATATAATTTGCGATAATGATGCCTTTTCAAAGGTTCATGACGCATTCAATCGCCTAGGCTTCATGGTTAACGAAGGCAAATCGTACCATAATGGCCCCTTTCGGGAGTCATGTGGTGGCGACTTCATCCTCGGTGAGGATGTAAGTGTCGTTCGTCTTATCCATGATGTCCATACGAATCTGGAGAGTACCATAGAGTTTATCAACAATGTTGGTAAAAAATATGGTGAATCGTGTTCTGACGCTTTATACCGCTGTATTACAGACGAGATAGGTTTCCTACCATTAACAACTGATAGGAACCTTGCGTCTACAGCGGTAGTCAGGTCTACACGGTCTGCGGCTAACGATTGTTTCCTACGTCGTAGGTATAATCGCGCCCTCCAACGTTACGAGTACAGAGTTAGATCCCGGCGCCCTTCCACAAAGAAGGGAAAAGACGCCTGGTTCGAAACAATGCGCTCAACACTGCGAAGGGGTCACAGATCCACGAGTGGATCGTATGACGATTCCAACCGATTGATATCCGGTTGGTCGTGGGTTGCCCTTGGTTAGGGCACCCACTCGGCGAGATAGCTTTATAGCTACTTGGGCTTCAGTTTTGAAGCCAGGGGGTATCTTCCTCTCTTCTTAAAGGGGTCTTCTTTCCCTTTTCTGAAGAGCGTGTCCTGCTCACCTCACCGTTTAAATGGTAGAGTTTTGCAGGACAAGCGGAGGACGTGGCGCTTACACCGTCACGTAAGTGACCAGCTGG